ATCTATTGTTATAATGCTGAAATTTTTTCCAGTTTCTAGGCATCATTAGTAATACCTCCAGATTGTTTAGCAAGAATATCTTTAATCTGATATGCACGCAACTCTGGAATAGGTTTATCTAAATTTTTAGACCAATGTTGCACAGCCTGTCTAGTTAAACCTAATGCTTTAGCCATTTGGTATTTAGTTTTAAAATGTGATACAGCCTCTTGATACGTCATTTTTATCTCCAGTTATTTAACGTAAAGGCATATTAACATAAAGAATTATTAAAAGCAACAAATAAAAAAATTAAAATAGTTGTTGACTTTCAAATTTACTAGGAGTATAGTGTCTGTTCTAGGTTAGGAGCAGATATGAACGTAGATAGATTTATGAGAATAGTAACAAATGAAAGATTGCAAAAAAAGTTTACACAAAAGTTCTATTATGTGGTAAAGTGGTTTGTAATAATATTTTGGAGTTATTTTTTATGGCGGATAATTTAAGAAGAGTATCAGAAATATTGCACGACATGGTAGAAGACTTTAAAAAGTCTAATGACGAATGGGAGAAAAAATATGGATCAACAAATGTATCACGATCAAGTAATGATGGAAAAACAAATGATGGAAGTAAACAAATACATAACGGAGGGAAGCAAGATGGGAGTTTATAAAAAGTTAATGCAAGCAAGATTAGAGTTACAAGAAACAAACTTAACTAAATCTGGACACAATAAATTTGCTGGATATAAGTATTTTGAACTGGGTGACTTTTTGCCTGCTATTCAAAAAATATTTGCAAAATTAAACATCTGTGGTATTGTGTCTTTTGGTCAAGAGTTAGCAACATTAACTATTACAGATTTAGAAGACGGATCTCAAACACAAATTACTAGCCCTATGTCTACAGCAGCACTTAAGGGCTGTCATGAAGTGCAGAATCTAGGTGCTGTGCAAACATATATCCGTAGATACTTATGGGTAGCTGCTCTTGAGATTGTTGAGCATGACGTAGTAGATGCAAGTGCTGGTGCTGCAACATTTAAGATGAAAGATACTAAAGCAGAGGACTTTATCTAATGGAACAACGTTCAGAAGAGTGGTTTCAGGCACGACTAGGCAAAGTTACAGCTAGTCGTGTAGCTGATGTATTAGCCAAGATTAAAAGTGGTGAGTCTGCATCTAGACGTAACTACAAGATTCAGCTAGTAAGTGAAAGACTTACAGGTGAAAAGCAAGAAACATATATTAACCAAGCGATGCAAGATGGAATTGACAGGGAATTCTATGCTAGGGAAAGATATGTCCAGCAACATGGTGAGGTGGAAGAAGTAGGATTTATTCAGCATCCTACTTTGGAAGCTGGTGCAAGTCCAGATGGTTTAGTAGGTGATGATGGATTGATTGAAATTAAATGTCCATTAGGCACTACACATACTGAAACATTAATGACACAAGAAGTTCCGAGCAAGTATATACCACAAATACAATTTCAGCTACTATGTACAGGTCGGAAGTGGTGTGACTTTATAAGTTACAATCCTATGTTTCCAGAGCATTTGCAATTATTTGTGAAACGTGTGGATGCCGACCCTGTATACCAAAAAGAACTAGAAGTAGAAGTAGGTAAGTTTTTAGATGAGGTGAATGATGTAATCAACAAACTTAAGGAGATTGAATGAGACTAACAGAGGAACAAAGACTAAAACTTATGATGGCTAGTAGTGGTTTAACGCCTAGAAAGTTTTGGGATTTAGGTGAAGATGGTCAAGCACCTTACATGGAAAAGCTTCATGCAGCAATAGATGAAATACTAGAAGCTAATCCAGACGCATTTAGAGGTTCAGTAGTAAAGAAGCATTATACTAGACGTAAAAACGCAGTTAGATAACTTAAGGAGAAAAGCATGGCAGAACAAAAGTACGATAATACAAACACCTTTACATTGTTTAAGAACGATCAAGGTGACAACCCTAAAAAACCAAACTACACTGGAATTTTAAATTCTGAAGGAGTTGAGTTTAGACTTGCTGGTTGGATTCGTGAGGGTAAAAACGGTAAGTTTATTAGCGGAACTATTCAGTTAAAAGACGGTGATATTAAACCTAAAAAACAAGAGGTAGATGAGGATGTTCCTTTCTAGGAACACCCTCTCTAAAGCATTACTTATTCATTACATACATTGTAACTTCAAAGCCAAAACGCATTTCAGTAACAGCTGGTTTTGTCCACATGATTATGTCCTTATTAAAATCCAAGCGAATTAGCTTGTATAGATATTGTGACCAATAATCTGTGTAATAGCAAGTAATAAACATTTATTTTACCCTAATGAAAATACGGAGACATTATGGATTATGATGACGATATAGTGGATTATGATGACAAAAGCCAACTGTCAGAACTTCCAGAAGCCAAGCTATTATTGGCTATGCTATACCAGACTATTAATGACGCACTTTATGAACCTAAAAAAGTAAGACAAAATGCTACAAGTAGATCTGTAACAAGTTTAAAGTCTAAAAATAAAATAGCTTTACGAGACAGGATTGATGCTATACAATGGTTATTTGATGATAATGATGTTTATGATTTATGTTGTGAATTAGCTGGCATGAGTAAATATAATATCAGAGAAATGATTATTCAGAAACTTGGTGCAGCACAGATACTCCCTTTAGTACATGGATTCTATCAACCAAATGGAGATTAATACTTTAGAAGCAGATATAGCTTGTTATGCTACAGCTGTATATCATGAAGTTAATAATAGATCATTAGAGGAGAAATTAGGTGTCATTAATGTTATTCGTAATCGTGTCAAATCTGGTCGCTGGGGTTCTGATGTATGCTCTGTTGTTTATGCTTCTGGGCAATTTATTGGCGTTACAGACGAGAGCCATAAGAAGGTTGATAAAAAGACGTATCTTGAAACGAAACTACTGGTGCTTGATGCAGTTGTATTTAATAAATATGCTAACCCAGTTGCAAATGCTTTATACTTCCATGATGACTCGATTATACCGAAACATTCGTGGTTTGGTTATAGCAAAATTACTCACATAGGAAGGATGGTATTTTATTGATGAAACCGTTAGCATGGCTTGTAGAAGAATTTGATAGCACAGGTAAACTTGTATGGTCTGGTCTTATGACTGCAGAACCTACAGAACTTTCATGGTTTAAAGACCTGAAATCTAAACTTCACAATGTCACTATAACGCCATTGATACCAGACACTAAAAAGATTATTAAGGTTACTAATATAAAGAAATACGACAGTAAAAAATTAACGGAGGCACATGGTGGACTATAACCCACTTACACAAGAACAAATAATTGATGCTTATAGCAAGGTTTTTCCAACCAGATATGAGCCAATGACAATAGATAGAATGATACAGTTTGCAAGAATTATTGAACAATTACATGGGATAAAATATGAAGCCTAGTTTATTTATAGCAACACCAATGTACGGAGGTCTGTGTTACGGCACATATTTAGAATCTATGCTTAAACTACAAGCATGGCTTATATCTAAAGATATAGACGCATATTTCTCATTTCTTTATAATGAAAGTCTTATTACTCGTGGTCGTAATACACTTGTAAATGATTTCCTAAAAGGTGATGCAACACATATGATGTTTATAGATGCAGACATTAGCTTTGAGCCAGAGCACTTCTTTAAGATGCTAGATGCTGATGTAGATATTATCTGTGGTGTATATCCAAAGAAAGAAATAAATTGGGCTGGTGTTAAATTTGCTATTGACAAGAAAGTTCCAGAACATCAACTGAAATACTTTACAGGTGAGTATGTAGTGAATCTAGTTAATGAAACTGATCTAGTTCCTACTGATAAACCATTTGAAGTTAAACATGGTGGCACAGGCTTTATGTTAATCAAGCGTGAGGTATTTGAGAAGTTAAAAGACAAATGTCCGTCATATATTCATAACATGAATGACACTAATGATAACTCTGATCTAGGCGATAAAATTACAGAATACTTTGCAACAAGTATAGATGAGAACAATCATTTATTATCTGAAGATTACCATTTCTGTAAACTTGCTCGTGATAATGGTATTAAAGTACATGGTGCAGCATGGACACAGCTAGTCCATACAGGAACTTATCAGTATAGTGGGAGATTAGTATGACCAAGCCATATATCAAAGTAGTTAGTATTAAAGATACAAAAGTAGGTGATTGCAAGTTAACGCTTGACATGAATCAAGCAGGAAGAGAAATAATACTACAAGCAGGCATACAAAAAGCGTTATCAGATTACGTTGTAGAAAACTCAAAAAAACTATCGTTTTGGAATAAGCTACAAATCTGTTGGAACATATTGAAATGATAATTCCTAATAACATGATTAGCCATATAGGTAAGATATTTCAAGGTGAATACGCTATTGGGAAAATTAGCAATCCATCTATTATAGATATTGGTGCTAACGTTGGTGGCTTTGCAGTATGGGCACATGAATACTTTGATAACGCAAAAATAGATTGTTATGAGCCTATAAAAGAAAACTATAATCTGTTAAGGCAAAACATAGAAGGTACTGATATAGCTGTTAGGAACATAGCCATAGGCAAAGATGATGGTGAACGTATGATGTATTATGGCACTCATAACTGTGGTGAAGCAAGTTTATATCAAGGTGAAGAGCAAAGAGCAGATGGTGAAATGGTAAAAGTAATGTCAGCTAAACATTTACCAAGATGCGACATCATGAAGATTGACACAGAAGGTGCGGAAATTGAGATACTTGAAAACCTAGTTCATTTTCCAAGCATATTTTTAATAGAGTTTCATTCTGCATACAATAGACGTAGAATTGATGAATTATTACTTGACTATACGCTAATAGAGTGTACAATGCGAGGATGGAATTATGGAATACTTAAATATATTAAATCATCTTTAGTGGGGATATAATGGGAGCACCAAGACTTTATAATCAAGAGTTAATAAACGAAATACAAGCGTTTATAGACTCACCACAATGCAGAACTAATACTGATGCTAGAAGACATTTTAAGATGAATGGAACAAAGCTAAAAGAATTAGCAGCACAAGGCTTACTTAAACTTAAGCCTACATTAAGCAAGAGTATGGTAGCAAGAATTGGTAATGAAGCGTATCGTATTAAAAAATCTTTAACAAAGGAGGTAGTAGATGGACAACGTAAATCATCCGAAGCATTATTTGGTAGGGGGGTTGGAAGCGATAGATATTATAGCGAGTCGTTTGACTAAAGAGGAGTTTATTGGTTATTTAAAAGGATCTAAACTTAAATATGATTTAAGATATCCATTTAAGGGTAGACCAGAAGAAGATTTAGCTAAATCTGAATGTTATAAAACCAAGTTGGTAGAGGTAATGCGTGATGAAGAGGATATTAATCCTCCAGAAGTTACTTCACAGTTAC